ACTCTGACTCATGCTGTTCCCTTTGCTAGAGAGCTTATGTTGTTCTCCCGTGAAGGTCAGTTTGTATTGTCTAGTGATGGTGTCATGACCCATAAGAGTGTCAAGTGTGACCAGATCACTAACTTTGACTATGACACGAATGTTCAACCTATCCCTATTGGCCCTTCGATCTTCTTTGTGAATGATCGAGTAAACTACTGTTCTGTGATGCGCTACTACTCCTTGCAGGACGCGGCTGACCTTAAGGATGCTGAAGACGTAGCCACACATGTGCCTACGTACATTCCTAAGGGCATCACTAGACTCTCTGGGAACACCACAGGGAACGTAGTTACGGCTATCTCTTCTACTACCCCTAATATCGTATACTGTTATAAATTTATTCTTGTTAACGCCACAAGTGAACAACAGGCATGGTTCAAGTGGGAATTTGCAAACAAGAATTCTGAGGTTCTTCTAGCGGAGTTTGTTGACTCAGAGCTTTATCTTCTTATTAACTCTCCGAGTGGGTTGTATCTAGAGAAAGCGTTGTTGACAGGTAATGCTGTTGACTTCTCTGATGAGCCTAATAGGCTCTTTATGGATCGTAAGAAGAAGTATGTCATTCCTCAGTCTAATAAGTACAGTGACTATGAGGATTATACTGAGGTGTCTCTTATGGATATCTACGGTGCTATCCCGTCTACTAAGGATCATAAGTATTTCATTGTCACTAAAGACGGTTACGTTACTGAGGTTACTGACTGGGATTCCAATGGTGTCTTTAGGATCCAAGGGGACATGAGGGGTGTTGAGGTGTTTGTTGGCCTTACCTACAAATTCTGTGTGACTCTCTCTAAGCAGTCCATTAAGAGGAATACGGATACTGGAGGTGTTGTCTCTGAGATTGAAGGTAGGCTACAGCTTAGATACTTCTGGTTGAACTATAGTAAGTCTGGTGTATTTGAATGCAAGGTTGATAACGACCTTAAGAAAAAGCACTTTAAGTATAGATTTACTGGTAGGAACCTTGGTGAATCTCCGACTATCTTGGGGGCAAACAAGGTTTACACGGGTAAGTTTAAGTTCCCGATTCAAGACAATAGCGATGAAGTAGTCATTACTGTATGCTCCGACAATGTCCAACCTATTAACCTGATTTCAGGTGGTTGGGAAGGTCTTTACATTAGAAGGAATAGTAGCGTATGAAGTTGAAACCCTTAACTCCTGAGCAGAATAACATGCTTTGTGACATCGCAATTCATGCTATGGAGAGTTGTGTCTGTAATGAAGTTGAAATCCCCATTGAACACTTTGTTTATGAAGGGGTGTATTACAGAACCTGTTTTATCCCTAAGGATGTAGCTATTATTGGAGCTTACATCAAGATCCCTACTACTGTAATTGTCAGTGGGGATTGTTATGTTACCCTAGGGAATACTGTAGGGAGGCTTAAGGGTTACAACGTCATTCAGGCTGAAGGTGGTCGTAGGCAAGCCTTTAGGGCACTTGAAGACACGCACATTACGATGTGCTTTAGGACTGATAAGGTTGACCTAAGGGAATGCGAGAAAGAGTTTACTCCGGAGTGGATGCTATTAACAACTAATAGAAAGGAATTGATTAAAGAATGAGTGGTGTAGTTATCGGAGTAGGCGCCGCTGTTGGTGCAGTAGTTGGTGGTGCAGGCTCTCTATATGGAACCTCTAAACAGAACCGTAGTATGGTGAAAGCCTTCAAGAAGCAGATGTACTACCTTCAGCTAAACTATAACTACAATCAGGCGTCACTTGACAGGCAAGAAAGATCAATGTACGACTCTGCACTAGGTGAGTTGTTTTCTTTGTCTCTTAGCGCCTACCAGAACAATTCACAGATTGAAGCGGCTATTGCTGAGACAGGCCTTGACGGCAGATCTCAAGATAAGATCAAGCAGACAATTAGTGGGCAGACTCTTAGACAAGAGACCGCAACTAAGGAAGCCTACCTTAATGATGTGTGGAATGTAAGGTTTCAGAAGGACGCTCTTTATATTCAGACTAAGGCATCCGTTGAGCAAGCTAGGGATAACCTCAACAATAACCTTATTGGTGGCTCTAGGGCTTTCCAGCAGTTCCTCAGTGGCGCGATCACTGGTGCCGCTATGGGTGCCGCTACTGCAGGTATTGGTAGTGCCGTTGGTGGTGCACTTGGGGGTGCTACGGCGTCTACTGCTACGGGTGCTTCTGCAGGCATCGGTGGTGCAGGGGCTGTTAGCACCTCTCTAGGTTCTGGCTTCCTGTCTTCTTATGGTCTCGCGGCTAATAGCGCAGTTGCTGGTGGTGCTACTGCTACTACTGCCGCTTCTACGGGGCTGTCCTCGGGGGCACTGGCAGGTATTGGAGGGGCATCTACCCTTGCATCTACGGGTATTAGCGGTGCATCCTCTAGTGCGTCTATTGCATCCAATACTGGTGGTAGCTTCCTTGGTAACGTAGTGGCTAATTACCAACAGTACAAGCCCTATGTTGACTTCGTACAGCAATGGGCTAACTATTACAACTCTAACATTACCCCTAGAGAACGAGGAGGTTACTTTTACTAATGGCTTATAAAAATTCAGATGGTAATTCCTCCATTGCCAATCAGTGGGGGCAGTGGAGATATTTCAACTCTGCTTTGGATAAACTAGGTAATGCTAAGCCTGCTACAATTTCTATCAACGAAAATAATGTAACTATTCCAGAAGCAGACAATTGGCTTGAATGCTTTAAGGACGTTGCTAGGGCTGTTAAAGGTGGTTTTGAAGCTAAGAAGGAGTTGTCTTATAAGCTAGCTGATGATTACCTTAAGTCACATTCTCTTGAACAGTACCGTGAAGAGATGACCAAGGGTCTTGTGCCATTCCAAGATGACCCTCTTGCAATGGCTAGACTTAAAGAGTCCCATGGCCAGATGCTTTTCCAGTACATCACTGAGGACTTTCAACGAAGAGTAGACACTAATGAATTTAAAGGAAAGGCCCCTGAAGAGGTCGATGCAGAGTTCTTTAAGTTCATGCGTGAGAATGTGTCCGATGTAGCCAAACAGTTTGGGTATAGCTCTGAGGATGTGTTCTTTAACAGGGGTGTCTTTGCTAACTCTCCCGCAGAACGCATCAAGATGATGACACGCCAGAAAGAAGTTGAACATAAGTTCAAAGTTCAGGATATGTTCATCACCGAATCTGCCAAGGTTCATGCAATCATCCAGAATGGCGGTAATGCGGAAGCACTTGTTGGTGCCCTTAATGAGATGGACCTTACTGTTGGTAGGTTCCTTGATCCAGAACATCGAAATAAGCTGTGGACTAGTGTCGTCAGTTCTCTTGAGAACAGTCCTGAAGGGTTCTTTAATCTTCAGCAACTTGCAGATTATAAGGATCTACCGTTTGCTAATGGAGTAACCCTTAGGGAATATCTTGGTGAAGATGGTTATAAGACTTCCCTTATTAAGGCTTATAACTATAGGTACAAGAGAGACACAAAGGCTTACCTTGACTATCAGAATGGCCTTAGTAATCTAGCAGATAGTGGTGAGCTTTCTGTGCTTGAAGCCATTAGAAATAGTGAACTGGAGGCTAATGGCAACATCCTTACGGACAGAGTAAAGGACATCGAAAAGGCTGTAGACAGGGCTAGAGAAGTCCAAAGAAGTAATTTGAGAGCCACTGCTGTAAAGGCCCAAAATGAACAAAAGGCCCTTATCAAGCAAAACCTGGCTAAGAAGTTTCTAAAGGACGCATCGCTTGGAAAGGAGCTTAAGAGTAGCGACTCTTCTGATCTCTCTTCAGACGATATAACTGTTGCCTTTGACTCTATGATTGAGAGTGGTGAGTTCACTACTGAGGGTGCCCTAGGGATTGCTAAGAACTCTTCTGTCCCCTTTAGGGACAACCCTGCAAGACGCTATTTCAAGGACAAGGCTGAAGCGGCTAGCGAGAAGCTGACGGGTATTACGGCTGACTATCTCAATAGTGGGATGAAGCCCGAGGCTATTCCTAAGGAGCCCCCTGAGGAGATCACTCAGATGATTGAGCTGTACCGTACTGATCCTCAGGCTTTCTTGTATGTCACTGGTAGCACTAAGGGTTTCACTGAATCTATCCATGGTGCTATTCTTCTAATGGAAGGAGGTAGATCTTGGGAAGATGTTGTAAAGAGAACTGCAGGCTTTGAAAAACTCAAGGCTGACTCCAAGGGAAGAGCAAAGATTGAGGGTCTTAGAATCAAGGTTAACACTGGTGTAACTGAGATCTCTAAGGTTATTGGTACCGAGATTGACCAAACAGGCAAGGACTTCATCTACAATATGGCTTGTAGATTTGTGGGCTCTGGCGAGTCTCCTAGTAGAGCCGTAGAGTTGGCTAAGGATGTCTACCGAAATCAGTACGTGACTCTACTCGGTACTAGTGTCCCTGCTAGAGTGTTTACCTCTAGAGCTTATGGCAATGCTGATCCTAAGATGGCTAAGGAGCTGTTTAGAGAGGAGTTCGACTATGGGGATGACTCCAAGTATTCTGTAGATTACAACGAAGAGGCTGGAAGACTTGTTGTGTATGAGAAGGGAACGTACAACTACGTCAAGTCATACACGACTGAGGACATCCAACGTACCCTTGACAAGGCCGCTGAAAGAAAGGCTAAGGAGCTTGAAAAGGAAATGAATGCAACTGTCTTTGATAGACTTTCTAAACTAAATAGTGGAACTGACTAATGAATCCTAGACGTAGTGCTTGGGGTGACTTCGAGAATACGGAGCATCCCTATGATGGTATCATTAAGGATACTGCTGAGAGATACGGTTTGAACCATTCTCTATTCAGACGACAACTGTATCAAGAATCACGATTTAACCCTAACGCTGTGTCTCGTGCAGGTGCTATGGGTATCGGGCAAATCATGCCTAAAACTGCAAAGGCTTATGGTGTGACCGACCCTAGCACCCTTAAGGATCCCTTCTTTAACATCGACCTTGCAGGTCGTATTATGAAGGATAACCTTAAGTACGCTAAGGGCAATCAGTATGCGGCATTGGCTATGTACAATGGTGGTACTGCCGCAATGAAGAACTACCTTAAGGGGGACTATAAAAAGCTCCCTAAGGAAACTTGGAATTACATTGACACCATTGGTGATGATGACAGGTGGGGGGAACAGAAAGTAAATGAACCCGTTTCCCCCGTTAATCCGAGTGATCCACCTAAGCAGGAGCCTCTTGAGAAATCCTTGACTCCTTCTGAGGATTCCTTGATTGACAGGGCGCCTGTGTTTACTAGCCTTGATTTGCCTGAGGCATCTAAGGAGATTAAGCCCTTTATCAAGGATCCTATTGATGAGGAGGCTGTAAGGGCGGCTCTTTCCAATACTACTAGAAGCAGGCTCATCGGCATTAGTTTTCGCTCAAAGCGTTGGGCTGACAATCGTTATGTCTATGACCCTTCTCAGGATACATCGGATGAGCCTCAGGTCGGTTTTACGGGCGGCTTGAAGCATGGTTATGTCCCTACATACCTTAGGATGTCCTTTGCTGACGGGAGCATCTTTGGTGAACAGTTTGCCCCTACGAATGAACAAAGAGGGGAAATCCTAGGAAAGGTAGGGTACAACATGGATAGGTACTATGCTGTACTCAATGGTGCTACTTCGATGGAGGATGTCGAAGAAAGACTTAAGATCAATGAGGAAGTGATCAAGTATAGGCAGGCTGAAGCTAAAGCCGGTTGGTTCTCTTCGATTACTTCTTCTATTGGTGGCGCTGTTGTTGATCCTTTGTCTTATGTCCCCGCACTTGGAGCGTATGGCATGGCAGGTAGGGTACTCACAGGTGCCGCTTTGGGTGCTGTGTCTAATCAGATTGATACCTATGTGTCTGGTGCAGAACACGACATCATGGAAGACATGCTTGTTGGTGCCATGTTTGGTGCAGGTATTGAGTTTGCATTCAAGGGACTAGGCAAGGGAGGTCATTATGTGGGAGACACTGCACGAAGGGCTAGTATCATTAGGGAGTATCAGGAGGCAGGTAAGGATCTTCCCTCTGAGGTCTTTGATGGTATTGGAGGTTCCACTAAGGTCGCTACGTCCTTGAACAACCTTCTTGACAACATCGAACGCAGAGTTCCCCTTGTGTCTACTAAGGGTGTCTTTCAGGCTCTTGAGTCTACTAACTTTAGAAAGTTCTGTGAGTCTGTCTTTGTAGACCGCGGTTCTGGTTATGTGGATGAGAACGGTGTTCACTATGCAACTAGATTACAAGGACAGACTGTAGAGGAGAAACTTAGAGCCGCTCAGATTGACTTTGAGAACTTTGAGTCAGGCTATAGAGAGAGTTTCAATAATCTCAGAAAGCTGGGACATGCTGATGCGGAAATCAATCTAGCTATTTGTCAGGCTATTGAGAACGGTGTAACCCCTCCCAAGTTTGTAGGTAATGAAGAGTTCAGTAAGATCGTAGAGTCTACTAAGGATTTCCTTCAGAAAACCTCTAAGGTTGGTCAGAGGGGTGGTTATGTCCCCAGAGTAAGTGACCCTAGAAAGGTTGGTGACCTGTTTGATCCTAAGCTCCCTAGAGGGCCTCAGGTAGAGAGACTTGTTAATGAACTTTCTAAAGCGCTTGTCGATGGTGCACTTGCTAAGCCCGAAGTAAGACAGAGAATCCTTGACTACTACAAGAAGAATGTCTACGATAAGCTCAAGGCTGAAAGGGAAGCACAGATTGCCAAGCAAGACAAGAAAAAGGACATCAAGTACCAAAAGGTAGCTAAAGCTTCCAATAAGATTATTTCTGACAAGGCCGCTCAAGCCTCAAGAAGTATTGAGCGTATCCAAGAAAGAGGTGACGTTAGAGGTGACAATCTAGCTGATAGATACAATGAGCTAGAACCTGCTTGGGAAGATGTGCTTGAATGGATGAAGAAAGAAGCTAGGGAGGACGCTCTTGGTTGGATCGACCAAGGTACTTCCATGGGCAGGGCTATCATCACTGATGGTAACATTGCAAACATCAAGTATGACCCTGAGGTGACTAGAATCCCTTGGGATACCTCTGCCGCTACCCGTAGTGGGTTGTCTATTGACAAGCTACGTAGGGATCCTCTTGAGGCTGTCCGTATGCACCATAACAAGGTTATTGGCGACAATATCCTCCTTAGTTACGGGTGTGAGAACTTGGGTGACTTTGAGAGCATGTTGGGTAAGATGTGGTCTGAGGAGGTTAATTCTGCCGTAGGCGGTAGAGTTGACGCTAAGAAGTTTGCACAAGCTCAGGAGCAACTTATCAACATGATCTATAACAAGCACCATAGCATGTCTGATGTCAATAACTCTTGGCTTGGAGCTATGGCGGATGTCATCAGAAACCTTACGTTCTTCTCTAAGAATGCCATGATGGGTATTGCTAATATCTTTGAACAGGGTGAAGCTATTAAACACTATGGGGCCCTGCATTTCTTTAAGGGTGTCCCTCTTGTTAGAGAGCTTTTTGATAACTGGGCTAATAACGGCATGACCAATGCAGAGATTAGACAGGCTCAGTCTCTTATCTTTGGTATGTCCGTAAGAGAGACTGGTCTACTTAGAGACATTGCTACGGAATCTTTTGAGAAGCAACTACGTAGGTTCAATGGCGATAAGGCTAAGTCTATTCTCGTTGCGGCAACCGATACTCTTGCTCAGGCTTCTCCGTTTACTAAGTTCATTCAGAATACTGAGAACTCTATCGTAGAGGCTTCTCAGGGCATGTTCTTGGGTGAGCTTATCCAGTATGCTCATAACAAGTCTATTTCCAAGAAGGGCTTCCTTAATAAGGAGCTTATGCAACGTAATGGGGTATCTCAGGAGAACTTTGATAATCTACTGAAGATCCTTAAGGAATCCACTACAGTAGGTAAGAACAAGGAAATCACTATTGATAACCTTGACGCTATCCTCTCTAAGGATCCTGCCGCTCTTGCGACTCTTAGACGTATGGGCGACTATGTTGCTCATGAGGTAATCCAGAAGAATACCTTGGGTGACACTTTCCTTTGGGAGGGTGCCCAAAAGAATCCGTTCATGCAGTTGCTCTTGCAGTTCAAGACGTTCGCTCTTAGATCCTATGATAAGAGACTTAAGAAAATCCTAGGTAGAATGGCTGAGGGCGATGCACTTGGACAAGCCTATAGTATCTTCTTGTCTACCACATTGGGTACCTTGGGTGCACTAACTAACACCCTTATTAACACCGCAGGTATGACTGAGGAACAACGAAAAGAGTACCTTAAGAAGACTCTAAAGTATGACCCTGAAGAAGGACTTACTTTGGACACTGTTTTTCAGGCTGGTATTAATGGTGTTATGCGATCTAGCGTCTTTGCAGCCCCGTCTTTGGCACTAAACACTCTTGGTGTGAACACTGACGTTAAGACTACCACTGAAGGCTTCTCCACTCAGAAAGAAAGGGATGAGCTGTATGGAGGCTTTGACGTTGACAAGTGGGTTAGAGACTTGGCTCCTGCATACTCTACCATCAAGTCTTTCATGGACATTGCAGGGTACTCTGCTAATGTAGCTCGTATGACAGGTGATGAAAACTTCACCGATGAGCAACTAGAGAATCAAAAAGAGAAAGCTGTAAGAGCTATCCGTAATTCCACGAACATCCCATTCCTTAAGTGGGGTGCTTATAATGTACTATCCGAAAAGGATGACTGACTAAAACAATGGCTTCTACTATTGCTAACTATCAGGGCAATGGGTCTACTACAGACTTCAGTGTGCCCTTTGATTATCTAGCAAAGAAGTTTGTGAAGGTCACCGTAGACTCCCGAGAGAAACTTGGGGGTGACTACGGTGACACCACTAAAGACTACTTCTTTGTAGATAAGACTACCATTAGATTCAATACTGCTCCCGCTAGTGGTACTGAAATCATTATTCGCAGATATACGTCTGCTACTGACCGTATCGTGTCCTTTAAGGACGCTTCGGTACTCAAGGCTAAAGACCTTGATGTGTCCACCATTCAGACTATCCATATTGCTGAAGAAGGTAGAGACATCATCAATGACGCACTCATTGTAGACAAGGAAGGCAATTGGGATGCTAAGGGACACCGCATTGTGAACGTTGGTGATCCTATTGGTGACAACGATGCGGTTAGCTTCAAGGTCTACAAAGATGATGCTAAGGGTGCCTATCAGGCTAAGCTAGATGCTGAAGCCGCTAGGGATGCCGCTAAGGTCTCTGAGACGAACGCTAAGGCTTCTGAAGTTAATGCTAAGGAGTCTGAGGTAACCGCTAAGGCTTCTGCGGGTACTGCAGTATCTGCGGCTAAGCATGCTGATGCTGTCAAGACAGAGAACCAAGCAATCCTTGAAGAGGCTAGACAGCTTCAAACTAACATTGAGACCTCTGAGAACAATGCCTATGAGAATGCTGTACTTGCTACTCAAAAGGCTGAGGAAGCTAAGGTCTCTGAGAGGAACGCTAAGGTCTCTGAGAAGAACGCTAAGGTCTCTGAGACGAACGCTAAGGCTTCTGAAGTAAACGCTAAGACAAATGCAGATAGAGTAGAAGAGATTGCAGGGGCCGTTGTCCCTGCTGCTGATGAGATCCGTATCGTAGCTGAAAACATTGACCATGTAGTTACTGATTCTAGAAGCATCAATAACATTAACATCGTTGGTAATGACCTTGAGGGTACCCTTAGTACCATCATCTTTGAGGACTATGGTGATCTAGGTAATACTGGGGATGCCCTTCCTATTATTACTGGTGGTAACATCAAGAATGTCTCCGACAACATCAACGAAGTTAGACAGGTTGGTTCTAACATTGAAGATGTTAAGAAGGTTGCTACGGAAATCAACAAGATTCCTGAAACAATCACCACCATGGAAGGTCTAAAGGCAGACGCAATTTCTGCTAGAGATCTTGCTAAGGATTGGGCTAACAAGACTACAGGTACTGTGGATGGCTCTGAATACTCTTCTAAGTATTATGCTAATAAGGCTAAGGAAAGCGCTACTGAAGGTACCACTACTCTTAATGAAATCAAGACTGAGGGTGCTAAACAAGTTGGTAGTGTCACCACTGAAGGTACCAAGCAGGTTAACTTAGCTAAAGCTCAGGCTACCATTGCTACACAGCAGGCAACCCTTGCTACGACGAAGGCTAGCGAGGCTGAGGACAGCGCTACTGCGGCTAACGCTGATGCCACTAAGGCTAAGGCTAGTGCCACTAATGCGGCTAATAGTGCAAGCACCTCTACTGCTCAGGCTACTGCGGCTAGCAATAGTGCTAAGGCGGCTAAGCTCTCTGAGGATAATGCGGCTCTGTCTAAGACTGCGGCGGGTACCTCTGAGACTAACGCTAAGGCTTCTGAAGTTGAAGCTAAGAAGCAAGCTGATCTTGCTAAAGGTTATGCTGAGCAGGCGACTCATGGACAAATCAATAGTGACTGGGCTGAGACCAGTGCGACCTCTAAGGCGTTCATCAAGAACAAGCCTACGCTCGGCGCCCTTGCATCTAAGGACAGCATTGCATATAGTGAGATCACTGGTACTCCTCCTGAGCAAGATCTTAGCGGTCTTGCTACTAAGAATGAGCTTCAGACAGGTCTTGCCAGTAAGGCTAACACTAAGCATACTCATACTGTAGCTGAGATTACTAACCTGAATAGCACACTCTCTGAGTACGTCACTACTGCTACCCTTACTGCTGAGCTTGCTAAGAAGGCTAATGCAAGTCATACGCATACGTCTGCACAGATCACTGATTTGACGACGAAGCTGAATGCTAAACTTGATGTTGCTACCTTCAACGGTTATATTGATTATGGAGATTTAGGTTCTTAATATGGCTATTAAAGAACGAAAACAAATTACTGGCACTGCCGCCCAGATTAAGGCGTTTGCAGGCCATAATGGTGTCCTAGCATATGCTACGGATACCAAGCATCTGCATGTTCTTAGTGGTACTGCAGGTACCACTACGGAACTTGCTAACAGGGCTGATATTCCTGACATCACTGGTAAGGCTGATACGACGTATGTGAATGCTGAGCTTGCTAAGAAGCAGGCTAAGGGTGACTACGCTACGACTAGTGCCCTTACGTCTGGTCTTGCGGGTAAGGCTAATAGCTCACACACACATACGGTGTCTCAGATTACGGACATGCCTAATGTCGTCCTTAGTGTGAACAATATTACACCTGATGGCTCTGGTAATGTCGTCATTCAGGCTGTTATTGAATTAGTGAGGTGGTAACGGTGTATATCGTGAAAGATAAGACGCTAGGCAACTGCGTTTTCGCGAACGGCTTTACTCGAAAATATTTTAAGACGATTACCGTCAGTGATGAACGCAAGTGGGAAAACCCCGCGATTTCAGAACTGGGAACGCTCGGGGGAAGTACGTTCGCCTGTGCCGCTACTGGAGACAGGGGTAATAACAAAATACATGTGGCGTTTGATAAAGCCAAAGCCACAGAATATTACAACCGTTGTGAGAGCAGCGCAAATATAGACTGTCTTACTATTACAGTGTATAACCCTGTTGCAATTAGGGTTAGGTCGATAGAAATCATTCCGGCTCGCTACGGCTTCGAAAGTGGAATCTTCCAATATTCCGACAACGGGAGCACGTGGACTGATATTAAAGCCATTACAAAAGGACAAAACGATGTTCCCGATGCTGGTTTGCACAAATATTGGAAGATCAGGGCTATAGAAGGCGAGTACAGAGGGGGCTTTAGAAGAGTGAACGTCTCCGAAATCTACCTTAGAGGCTTTGAGCCTTACACCTATCAAAAAGAGGTAGAGGCAACGGCGGACGACTATGACCGTTACGAAGACCATTTAAACATTTTGCGAGGTGAAATAAAATGAGCGTGAAGAAAATTCATCTATTCCCGTCAGAAGAAAGCTACGAGGTCAATAATAGTAGCGTTGAGGCTGATGATTTGGCTTTGGTACCTCTGAATTTGAGTTTTAGCAACCTTAGCGATAAGCCGAAAGCCTATGTTACTGAAACGTGGAGTAGTGGGCCAAATTGGTACCGCAAATGGTCTGACGGTTTTCTTGAGCAAGGCGGCATTGCAACTGTTGGTAGTACCAACTATGCTCCTTTAACGTTCCCGCATCCCTTCTCGAATACTGATTACTCTATCAGCGGCTATGCTAACGAAGTAGAAGGGACCACTTATGGGGCTATCGTAAAAGTATCTGGCGACCCCGCTAAAGCGAGCACGTCATGTGGTTTAACAGCAACGTGGGTAGGGGGTGGAGCGACCGGTTACCTGCCTAAAGATTATACAATCTACTGGATGGCTGTCGGATATTAAGGGGTGAAGAATATGGAGTTTGAAACTGGACAAATTTTCGAGGGCGAATACCCTCCTGAAGCCGCTGTATGGTGTAACACCAGAGGCGACTGTAGTATTCAACAGGTAGACGGTGGGTATCAAATTATTCAGAATCCTGAACCTGATGATTCGATGGTAGCTGAGGCAATCAGAGATAAGAGAGACAATCTCATTGGTAAGACTGACTACTATCTCATGCCTGACTATCCATCAAATCCTCAGAATCTTGAAGAACTTAAGGTCTACAGGCAGGCTCTTAGAGACGTCACTAAACAGGAAGGTTTTCCTAGGGATGTCCGTTGGCCTGATGTGCCTAAGTTCCTCTGTAAGGACTCTGAACTCAGGCGAAGTTCGGTTGTATCGACCAGACCATTGCAGGTATGATGGGTACGATTGGTAAGATCACGGACACGATTGTTCCTATGAGTGCTATCTGCCCGACTCCGATGGCTAAGTACAACGCGTGGGTTGCTCCTACGAATACTCCTGCTACGGGCGCATAATAATTCCTTATGAAAATCAGTTTGAGTAAAATCTCTCAGGTACTCCCTGAGTTCGTTGATACTCGACTGATGCCTAGTGCTCCCTCCACGATGAAATGGATTCTTGGAGGGGGTACGTTCCTTGTCCTGCATCAGGCGGATACCCTCATCGGTAAGTATCTGCCTATGCTGAAGCAGGTAGGTATCGTCGATGAGAACAACAAGGTAGACATTGAAGTTGTTAAGGGATTCATTAACAGTGCCTTCGATAAGAGTGGTGCTGTGGAATACCTTGAATTCAAGTTCGATAAATCCGATGGTGAAGCGCTAATTAATATTATGGAGAAATACAAAGATGATTGATGCGAAATGGGAAGATAATGTTTTTATGATGGCTAAGCATAAACTTCTTGAAGCTATTGAGAAGCGTAACAAGGAGTCTTACCATACTGAGGGGGACATCCGAGCCTATAAGGATGCCCTAAAGGCTTTGTACTACCTCATTAGCATTGAGAAGAGCAAGTAATTCTGGTGTTTCAGTAGTCCTAAAGGACTTACGAACAGTAATTACCGTAGGACTACTGAACCTATATAACAGACTAAGTAAATGAATATACAAGTTTATTGGGATGGCAATGTAGGTGCCTGTGAGTATGAGAACCGTAAGGCATTCTTTACAACTAAACCTAACATTCCTACGGTTACCTTTGATGTCATCGTGTATAGCGAAGCCAACAACGTAACGAAGAAGATTTATGCCAATATCACTAGTGAGCTTACTTCTGAGGAAGTTACTGCCATAAAGCAGTTTGCTAAGGCACAGTTCACGGATAAGAGCAACAATAATTAAATAACTAAATACACTATGGAACTGGAAGTAATTAAGAAAGACGGTACCCACGAAGGCTGGGATTGGGACAAGATTGAAGTAGCTATTCATAAGGCCGCCCAGAGGGCTAACGCTACGTACTCTGAGGATGACATTGGTAAGATTAGGGGCTACATCGAGAGCATTGTCTACAGCAACTATGCTGAGGTGCCTACTGAAAAGCTACACTCTATTGTCATTGAAGCTCTTTGTAAGTACCTCCCGAAGATCGGAGAATCTTATAAGGAGTTTAGAGACTATAAGAACACCTACGCTAAGGCTTTCGAAGCTGTTAAGAATGAGGCAGACACTGTCCTCCTTTTGGGAGACAAGGAAAACGCCAACTTCGATAGTTCCCTTGTGTCTACCAAAGGTTCCCTCATTAAGGGCTATCTGACTAAGCAACTGTATAAGCAGTTCTACCTTACTAAGGAAGAGAAAGAGGCTACTAAGGTCGGTAAGTATTACATTCATGACCTTCGAGACATGATCTTTGGATCAATCAACTGTTGTCTCTTTGACATGGCTACTGTTCTTAAGGGTGGCTTTAATATGTCCAATGTCACCTATACGGAGCCTACGAGTGTCCTTAGTGCCCTTCAGGTGATCGGTGACATCACCCTTGTAGCTACTGCACAGCAGTTCGGTGGGTTCACTATCCCTCAGATTGACAAGACGCTCCTCCCGTATGCTAAGAAAACGTATGAGCATGCGTTTAAGAAATACTTTGACCAGTGCAATATGGAGTTCGATGAAGCATGTGCAATGGCTATGCAAGATCTCAAGCGTGAGCTTGGGCAGGGCTTCCAGTCTCTTGAACTGAAGCTAAACACTGTTCCGTGTTCTCGTGGCGACTTTGCATTCACTACGCTTACGTTTGGTGAGTGGAGCAATGATCTCCCTGAGTATGACAAGGAGTTTCTTGAGGTGATTTGTGAGACTATCCTTGATACCCGCATGAAGGGACATGGAGGTAAACAGGTTGTGTTCCCTAAGCTCGTGTATCTCTATGATTGGGAACAACACGGCAGTGATGAGCATGCTAACGTGTTCGAGAAGGCTGTTGAATGTTCCAGTAAGTGCATGTACCCTGATTTTCTGGCTATTAACGCTCCTCATGGCACTGTGTCTGAAACCTACAGGGCGTCGAATAAGCGATGTGTGATTCATCCTATGGGATGCAGGGCGTACCTCACTCCTTGGAAAGATCCTGAGACTAACGAGGATGTGTCTGTTGGGCGCTGCAACATTGGGGCCGTGTCTCTCAACCTCCCGTTGATCTATAAGGCATCTAAAGGTAACTTCTGGGAAGAGCTTATGGTGAACCTTGAACAGATTCGAGAATTCCTTAAACGTCGCTACGATATGATTAAGCATGCTAAGGCTAGCACGAATCCTATGGCATTCTGTCAGGGAGGTTTCTATAAGGGCTTCCTTAAGCCTGAAGATGAGGTAGGTGAACTTACCAAGTATATGACTGCATCTTTTGGAATCTCTGCCTTGAATGAGTTTGCTATTCTCTTTACTGGTGGTAAGGATCTTCAGACCCCTGAGGGACAGAAGGCGGCTAAGGATGTCGTTAAGTTCATCTATGATGCAGTGCAGAAGTTTAAGAAGGAAGACGGATATCTCTATGCACTCTATGGTACCCCTGCAGAGTCCCTTTGTGGCACTCAGATGACTCAGTACCATGAGTATTGTGCAAAGAATAACCTTAAGGATGAATTTGAAGGTAGAGCCTACTTCACCAATTCCTTCCATATCCATGTGTCTGCCGACATTACTCCCTTTGAAAAGCAGGATCTTGAGTTTGAGCTTTTCCATCTTATCGAAGGTGGGCACATACAGTATGTCCGTATTGACAACCCTGAGAATAAACTAGCTCTAACGAGCACGATCCTTCGAGGTATGGCTCATGGGTTCTATCAGGGTGTGAACTTTGATGCGGCTTACTGTGAGGATTGTCACCAACATAGCTTTAATGTGGGTAATACGTGCCCCTATTGTGGCTCTAGTAACCTGTCTGTTATCTCCCGTGTCTGTGGTTATTTGGGATACTCTAACATCAACGGTAACTCCCGAATGAACGATGCCAAGATGGCTGAAATTAATGAACGAAAGAGTATGTAAAAGAGGATAAAGAATAAAATGAAGAATACTACGATTACCATGGGCAATGTACAGTCTGTCCTCAATGACCTTCTGGTTGCCACTCACGAAAATCAAAACACCCGAGATCTCCGTAGTCTCTACATTGAGTGGATCAATGAGGAGCATAAGGAGCTTCTAGCTGAAAAGCCTAGCACCCCTAACGACATGAAGGAACTCTGTGATCTCCTTTGGGTTTGTATCCAGTATGCTAATGCTTGTGGATATGACCTTGAAAAGGGTATGAATGAACTGGTGTCTGAATACTCCAGTAAGTTCTATGACAGTGAAGGCAACTACAACCCTCAATTCAGGGAAGACGGTAAGCTCCTGAAGGGCACTGGGTTCAAGAAAGCTAACTTTGAGCAGTTCTTTGAGGAATGAGCACCCTTGATGAGGAATCTGGTAACCTAGCAGAGAACATAGCACAGGTAGCTCCTTCATTGGCAGTATCCAGTGCTGTGATTCTCGGGTTACCTCTTAGCGATTGGGTGTGCGTCATCACAATTATTTATACTTTTGTAGGTATCTGCACAATGATTAAAAAGCATTGGGTAGAACCTTGGTTAGAAAAGAAAAGAAAGGAAAAGAACAATGGACTATAAAGGACTTGAGAGCCTCCTAGGTAACATCCATGAGGAGATGCTCCAGAACATGCTTAATGACCTCAGAAACCCCGATAAGAGGTCTCCACAGCTCTATAATGCAATCATTAAGGAACTTGAACGTAATGGCATTGACTGTGTCCCTAAGGCTGGAGAGGGTGAAGAGAATGCACTTAGTAAGCTCCTGAAGGCTACTAAGGAGAACTTCGAGAATTCCTATAGGGGAGACATGAGTGTTAACTGAGAAAGAAGCTAAAGCCCTACTCCCCTACTATGAGAACTTCCCGCTATTTACCTCTTTGGTTTGGAAGTCGATCGGTTTGCCTTCTCCCACGCCTATCCAAACAGATATCGCAAAACTCCTACAAGCTCCCCCTAATGATCGACTGATCCTAATGGGTTTCCGAGGTGTAGCTAAGTCATTCATTACGTGTGCTTATGTGGTTTGGTGTCTTTGGAGAGACCCTCAGCTGAAGATTATGGTTGTTTCAGCTAACAAAGAAAGAGCTGATGCTAATGCTACCTTCATTAAGAAAATCATTAATGAACTCCCTTTCTTAGACCACCTAAAGGCTCGTGAAGGTCAAAGAGATACTCAGAACCTTTTCGACGTTGGGCCGTCCAAACCCGACCATTCACCTTCTGTGAAATCAGTGGGTATCAAAGGTCAGCTTACGGGTTCTCGTGCTGACATTATCTGCGCCGACGACGTTGAGGTGCCGAGTAACTCCTTCACTCAGGTTCTTAGAGACCAGCTATTTGAATTGGTAAACTTTTGCCTTTTAGTTAAGTAATTAACTACCAAAACTCGCTTAAACGGGGAAACTCTCATTGAGACAATCCCGTGCTAAATTCAGTGCTTCCATGTTTTTTGAAGATTAACATGGAAACTAAAATTTGTAGTAAGTGCAATGCGGAAAAGCCTTTAACGGACTTTCATAAGCGCATTACTAAATCAGGAAAGAACATTGGGCAGCCAATGTGTAAAGCCTGTAAGAAAGATATTTCTAGTCTTAGATATAAAGATAAGAAAGTAGAAATTAAACAAATCAATAAACTTTGGAGAGAGTCCAATCCAGAAGCCATGGCAAAGGCTAGAAAGAATTGGATGAAGAAATCTTATAAATACTGTCCTTCCTTTTATAGGGCTTGTGATCGCTGTAGAAAAGCCAATGTGTTCATTGCGGACACTTTTGAAGAACTACACGCAATAAGAGAGTTTTATAAGAACTGCCCCGAAGACATGACAGTTGACCACATCATACCTATTAGCAAAGGTGGGTCACACACTATTGATAACTTACAATACTTATCTTTCAGGGATAACTGTAGGAAGTCAAATAAAATTGTTTAACTAAATTTAACGGAAGCACTGATAAATGCCTAACGACTATCCCGAAAGGGAGTACACCTAAGCAGGTGGAAATGGCGAGGATCCTGAACAAGGATCTTGATATAGTCTGAACTTCATGGCGACATGAAGAAGTTTTAAGAGAAACTGGCATAGCGTAGCGAACTATGCTGAACATTTTGGAAAGAATTCGACGCTGTCCTAAAGCCTGGTGAAGGTAAAAAGATCATCTATCTGGGCACCCCTCAGAACGAAATGAGCCTCTATAACGAGCTACAGGAGCGCGGATACACGGCTGTAATCTATCCCGCTAGGTACCCCTATGATGACTCTCATAGAGCCTCCTATGGCGATAGATTGGCCTCTATCATTGCTGACAAGTACGACAAGGATCCTAAACGTTGGGCAGGTAAGCCTACAGACCCCCTTAGATTCTCTGAAGAAGATCTACAGAAGCGTGAACTCTCTTATCGTAAGGCAGGCTTCGCTCTGCAGTTCATGCTTGATACGACCCTCTCAGACGCCGATAAATACCCCCTACGGCTTCGTGACCTCATCGTAGGTATGTTCCCCTTAGACGAGGCCCCAATGAAGCTCACGTGGCTCCCTGAGCCTTCTAAGAGGGTTCCAGTTGATGAGTGTCCTCCGATGGGTCTTAAGGGGGATTCTTACTTCTACTACCATGCCTCATCCAATGAAGTAGTCCCGTATGCACATAAGATCCTATGTGTTGACCCCTCAGGTAGAGGTAAAGACGAAACAGGTTATGCTGTTCTCTACTACCTAAATGGATATATCTACGTCATGGAAGTAGGAGGTCTATTGGGAGGCTACTCTGATGTAGTCCTCAATAAACTAGCTAAGGTAGCTAAGAAGTACAAAGTCAATGAAGTGGTCATTGAAGGAAACTTCGGTGATGGTATGTACATCAAACTATTTGAACCTGTATTAAAGAAAACCTATAGTAACTGCGGGGTTACTGAAGTTAAGTCTACGGGACAAAAAGAACTCCGAATCATTGATACTCTTGAACCTGTAATCTCAAACCATAAAATGTGTGTTACTCCTGAGTGTATCAGGAATGACTACTCTACCGTACCTGAATCTGACTACAAATATGCTTGTTTCTATCAGCTCACTCGTATCACTGTTGATAGGGGTGCCCTTATTCATGATGACCGTCTGGATGCTCTGGCAATCGGAGTTAAATACCTTGTGGACTTCATGGGCGTAGATGCTGATGAAGGTATTAACGAACTAACCGAAGAATGGCTAGAGGAGTCTATGGAGTCCCTGTATGGATTCTATACGTCCAATATCGGAGGTGTGATGGTAACTGAAGATAGACACAGTCCTAAAGGTACCTCTAAGGGTGTAGACAGATATAAGGATAAAGGCTACACGTTCAAGAGGTGATAACTGAAATATGCTTTATTAGTATTGAACACTTGTTCAGTAAATAATAAAGACAATGTAATAGAGAAAACAGGGTATTTCAGAATAAAATCCATACTCCTAGGGGGGGCTAGGAAAGACATATATAGATATACATATAGGTCTTTTCTAGCTCCCCCTTTTTGTTAGAAATGAAAGTATCAGAAGTAAAAGGTATCAGTGATGATGGAGTCTTAAGAAAATCCTTAGGGTACCTATAGACCCTTATGGGAGTCTATAGACCCTTATGGGAGTCCATAGACTCTTATGGGAGTCCATAGACCCTTATGGGAGTCCATAGACCCTTATGGGAATCCTTAGGTGCCTATAGACTCTTATGGGAATGACCTTAATGAACAATACCAATAACACTAAAAATAAAGTATTCATCACCATCAAAATCATCATTATCATCATCCTCTTTATAATGTCTTTGCTTAACGGGGATGTGACTACTGTTGATGCTCTCCTACGTACTCTTGTGACTAGTCTATAATTACTTCCAGTTCCCCCTTGGGTTCCCTTAATGGGTTCCTGAGGGGTTTTATTTAAAGTTATCCACAGGTTATCCACAGAGTTATCCACAGGTAACCAAGGGGATCATAAAAATTGACAAAATTTGTGAACCCTCACTTAAGTAGTTCACGTGCGTGGGTGCCCCCGTGGGGGTGCCTGTGGGTGCCTTCGGGCTCCCGCTGTCTCCTTTGGGGTCTTTGATTCTACCACAGATTCAAAAGGCTGTCAAGTGGGGTTTGTCACTATTGACATCCTTAGGGTACTTGTGGTAAACTATTGATTTATCAGTGTTTTTTCAAGTTATCCACAGGTTATCCACAGGGTTATCCACAGGGGTCTTTAGGGTACTTGTGGTAAACTATTGATTTATCAGTGTTTTTTCGAGTTATCCACAGGTTATCCACAGGGTTATCCACAGGGGTCTTTAGGGTTGATTTGGGTCAATATGGGGTTTGATCTGGATCAATTGTTTGCCTTTGGGTGACATAATCTGTGCTGTGTACCCTTTGGCACTCCTTTAGATAGTCGACAGCTAGCAGGAGCTAGCACAGGGCCCCTCTATATAGAGCAGGCTAGGACACAGCGGGTGGATACCATGTTTACGGTATTTTTCACGATGGGGCTTGACAGGTGACTCTGAGTGCTTTATAGTTCAGGGCATGGATCGAACGAATGGTTCGAGGTATTCTTAAGGAGATAAATCATGATGATGCGTTTTGACAATATCGTTTCCCTGCCCTCTGGCAATACCGCCCGCGGCTTCAATGTTCGCGATCTCGGCAATGGCCGTGTCCGTATCCAGTACGTCTATACTGACCGCCGCCGTAATCACCAGACGGCCCGCAGGTTCACGGCGGAATTCCTGAACGGTCGCCTCGAATCCATCACCGCCCGTAGTGCCCGCGGTGGCCGTGTCGAGTTCTTCTCGACCTCCACGATCATCAATGAGCTCCTTGAGATGCTCGCCGAGGTTAGCAAGGCGAATGAGGCCCTCTCGAACTTCCGCAAGGACGCCGCCGAGATGCGTGCCACTGAAACGACCGAAACCAACGAACAGGACGACACCACTCTTCTGGACACCCTCAAGATGGTGGGAGGCATGGTCATGGTTAACATGATCATCACCCTTGCAACGCTGGGGATTGTGTGGTATAATCTCTAACGAGTCCTAAGGGAGGGGCTTAGGCCTCTCCTGATGGATCCCGCTGAATCTAGCAAAGGGGTATTGAAGATGAATACACAGGTCAAAAAGGTACTGGACACCCTACCGTCGTACATGGTCGCCGAGTGGGCCCTGCCTGCTCTCATCAATGGTGACTACACGGGTATCATTCCCATGGATGCCACTGAGAGCATCGGAGAGGCCGCTATGGTCGCCCAGTTTGATGATGAGGTATTGCAAGGACGATCCATCATCGTCGACGAAGAAGAAGACGGGACGATTAACCCGGTCTTCTGTAAAGACGAGATCACGGGCACCTATGCTGAGTGTGTCCGTATCTGGCTAGCCTAAACCCCAATGAAAGGAATCCACGCCATGAAAATGATCTTTCTCAAGTCATCGGGAAACACCAAGACAGGAGACATAATGCAGTCGTACTCCTCAAAGAGCTCATGCCCCAACAGGTGCCCATTTAAGGGCTCTGGATGCTACGCAGAGGGCATCCGAACGGTCAAGACATGGGAGAGGGCAGACGATGAGACCGACAGGCGTTTCGTGTCTTCTCAAGATGACCTGACGCTCGCATTGCTAAAGCAAAGGGCTTTAACACTGTGTTGACTAGCGTCAACCCCAAAGATGACATTAGGCTACTCAGAGAAGTTCATGGTCTCACCGCTGTCCAGTGCCCCGCACAGACACGAGAAGGCATCACCTGCAAGGGCTGTAGGTTGTGTGCAAAGGATAGGGAGGCAATCGTTGTCTTAGGTATCCATGGTTCCCACAAGGGCAAAGCTCGAAAGGCTATCCAGATTCATAGTGCTAAGCTCAAGTAACAGCTAGATCTCTAGAAACCACGCTAGCTTTGCTAGTCACAACAAACAACTAAAGGAATGCCCCTAGGAGCCAAATTAAGGCACCTAGGAGCGTCTACAGGAGACATCATGTATACTCGCATCACCACCATCATCGAATGCTCTGACGTAGCCTCTATTCTTTTCTATCGTTGGAAAGATGGGGCATATGCAGTCACCTTTACGGACTGCGAGTCTATCTACACTTTCACCGGTAAATATTCAGGGGGTGAAAATGTAGAGGGCAAGCTCTACAAGTTCAAGAAAGGAGGCTCTATGGAACTCATTGGAAATGCTTCAATGCACGGAAGTGTTATGAATGCAATCCTGTCAATGTGGAATAATTACATTAAGGAGATTGAGAATGCTTAATCTTAAAGAATACCTGATTGTATTCATTGGAATTGCAATCATTCTTGGAATCTTTCCCCTGTTTGTCTTTATTTGCAAACTTATGGGAATCTATTACTAAAAGGGGACAAAATGGAAGAAATTAACACTGTTAATAGTGGAAAGCCTGAAACCAGTACCCATTACATGGGAGCTGTCCAGCCTATTGAATTGATGCTCAATGTATTATCTCATGAGGAATTCATTGGATTCCTTAAGGGCAATATGATTAAATATGCGTTCAGAGCGGGACGCAAAGCAGGGGAATCCGCAGAGAAAGACAGAAACAAATACCTGACTTATGCCGAATGGTTGCGTACTTTCGAGTCATTCGGTATCATCTATGTCAACGATGAGTGTGTTGAGAAAGGTAAAATCAATGATTAGAGGAGACACGAGGATTTAATAAAATCCATGCTCCTAGGGAGAGGGTGAAAGAGGCTATAGACTCCTAAGGGAATCCAAAGGAAACCACAGGAGTCTATAGT